ATGGATTTCATAACCCCACCTCGCAGACAAAGCGGGTGTAAATTGAGGGAATACTACGAAACGTAACAGACTCGGAGTCAGTGAATAACTCAGGTATTGGGTTATCAGCTAATATCGAGACTCAAAAAATGGAAAAACCCGCTCGACGGCGGGTTTAAGCTGTGTGACGAAGTAACCACTCTTAACAGCATAACCAATTTTTTACGTACGTAAACCACTGAATGATATTTATGAGAATGCTACCGAGTGTTCAAAACACCACCACAAATACATAAGAAAACCTCAACAAATAACCAACAAATAATTTCCAGTGTTATTTTTAGCCGATTTAAATTGAACCTTCAAATTATAGAGCACTTATAAATAACAGCCGTTAATATAAATTGACTAATAGATTTATTTTTATTCAGCCAAGAGCTATGAATAGGATTCGATAGAAAAAAGTTCAGATAAAAATAGAGATCTACTTCACAAATCAAACGAGAAACCAAAACTTACATCTTGAAATAATCACATTGATTAGATGAATATTTATCGCGCAGTGACATCATTTTTTAATAATAGTTCAAAAAAAAGGGCTCACGATGAAAAAATTAACAGTGGCAATTTCTGCTGTAGCTGCATCAGTACTGATGGCGATGTCTGCTCAGGCAGCTGAAATTTATAATAAAGACAGTAACAAGCTGGATCTGTACGGGAAAGTTAATGCCAAGCACTACTTCTCCTCTAATGATGCAGATGATGGTGATACTACTTATGCCCGTCTTGGCTTCAAAGGTGAAACCCAAATCAACGATCAACTGACTGGTTTCGGTCAGTGGGAATATGAATTCAAAGGCAACCGCGCTGAATCTCAAGGTTCCTCCAAAGACAAAACCCGTCTTGCATTTGCAGGCCTGAAATTCGGTGACTACGGCTCAATCGATTACGGCCGTAACTACGGTGTAGCATACGACATCGGTGCGTGGACTGACGTTCTGCCAGAATTCGGTGGCGATACCTGGACCCAAACAGATGTGTTCATGACTGGTCGCACCACTGGTGTTGCAACCTATCGTAACAACGACTTCTTTGGTCTGGTTGATGGTCTGAACTTTGCTGCTCAGTACCAAGGCAAAAACGATCGTAGCGATTTCGATAACTACACTGAAGGTAACGGTGATGGCTTCGGTTTCTCTGCTACCTATGAATACGAAGGATTCGGTATCGGTGCAACTTATGCGAAATCTGATCGTACCGACACTCAAGTTAATGCAGGGAAAGTTCTTCCTGAAGTATTTGCTTCCGGTAAAAATGCAGAAGTTTGGGCCGCAGGTCTGAAATATGACGCTAACAACATTTACCTGGCCACTACCTATTCTGAAACCCAGAATATGACTGTATTTGCTGATCACTTCGTTGCTAATAAAGCCCAAAACTTCGAAGCTGTTGCACAATATCAGTTCGATTTCGGTCTGCGTCCGTCCGTTGCTTACCTGCAATCTAAAGGTAAAGATCTTGGAGTATGGGGCGATCAGGACTTAGTCAAATATGTTGATGTAGGTGCAACCTATTACTTCAACAAAAATATGTCTACTTTCGTTGATTACAAAATCAACCTGCTTGACAAAAATGACTTCACTAAAGCACTCGGTGTAAGCACTGATGACATCGTTGCTGTAGGTCTGGTTTACCAGTTCTAATCTGATTACGAAAAAGATATGTTGCGGGAGGCGTTGCCTCCCCAACATATAAGTGGCTCCCTCAAGCCACTTCCTTTAGAAGCACAACCTTGCTTCTAACTATATAAACCTTCTGTTATATATTACCCTTTATTTTTGGGGGCGTCTCAACGCCCCATTTTTAATAATTTTTAGTAAACAATTGGCATATTAATTAGAGTTATTAACAACGATATCCATCTCTAACCGGATATCTAATGCCATTAACATCCCTTCAATTATGCCCTCAGCCTTCTGTAACCTTTTCCCGATATAACCATCAGAGCAGCAATGCTTACCTGCCAGTGACATGAATGTCATACCGACTACATAATAATCTACTAATAAATCGTGCAAATCGCTGTTGTTCTTTTTCAGACGGGCCATGCACCCGCAAATGATCATCGCGTCATCGTCACAACATTGCGGGCGAGATTTTACTTTTGAAGGAATTAATCCCTTAAAACCGGCGGCAAT